AAAGATACTTATGATGGCACTAGTCAGGGATGGAATATGACATTTAAATTTTTAAATGGAAAACCAAAAGATGTTACCGTGCCAATAGTGGCTAGAACTAGATTTGGTGGACTTCAAGGTAAAGCTTTTTTCTTGAGTAGTAGCGGAGTGCAAATATCAAAATGAAGAATACTCATCTCGAACATTTAGAAGACAATATCTTGAACGGTGGATCTCAAGGCGGTAAGGAGGCAGTTGCCTTTCTTCGTTCTCTTGGAGATATGTTAGATCAAGGTGGTGCAGACACTCGTGTTACAGTAAAGTGGGATGGAGCGCCTGCAATAATTTGTGGTGTCAATCCAGAGAACGGTAGATTCTTTGTTGGTACAAAGTCTGTATTTAATAAGGTAAGTCCAAAGATTTCATATTCTGAAGAAGATGTAGATAGTATGTATTCTGCTGGACAACTTGCAGAGAAACTTAAAGATGCATACAAATATCTTTCTACACTTTCAATACCAAACGTGGTACAGGGAGATTTATTATTCACTGATGATAAGTATGAGGCAAACATAGGTGGAGATAATTGTATTGCATTTCAACCAAATACAATTGTATATGCAGTTCCAAAAGATAGTGATATTGGACAGAAGATAGATCAAGCAAAGTTTGGAATTGTATTTCATACTCAATATAGTGGAAGAACCTTAGATACAATGACTGCGAGTTTTGGTGGTATCAATATTCAAGGCAATAGTGATGTATTTGTAACATCATCTGATTTCAGAAACGCATCAGGTGAAGCAAACATGACTCCCGCCGAAAAAACAACTTACACAAATCTAGTAAACAAGACAGAGGGTTCTTTAAAACAGGCGTCTCGTTTTCTAGATTTGATGAAGGTAAATGATATGAATAAATTTACGTTGAATATTATGTTTAAAACTTTCTTCAACACATATGTTCGTCAAGGTCGCAGTTTAATTGGTGCTCGCAATACTGCAAGAGATTTCGCCGCATATTTTTCAAATGCGTTAGATAAAGAGATTGATAAGAAAAAGATGAAGTCAACAAAAGATAAATACTTAGAACTAAAGAATATGGGCCTTAAATTTATTGCCGATAATCAACAGGCAATATACATGACTGTTGCTTCTTATATGAATTTACAGGCTGCGAAAAATTTTATGATTCGCAAATTACAAAAGGTGAATACATTTGGTACATTTCTTAGAACACCAGATGGTTATCGTGTGACTGCGCCTGAAGGATTCGTTGCAATTCGATCAGGTCAAGCTCTTAAACTTGTAGATCGTTTAGAGTTCAGTCGTGCAAACTTTACAGCAGATAAAAATTGGGAGAAAGGTAATCCCATGCCCGTACCGAAAATATGAAAAGTTTTACATCATTCATAACCGAAGCATTATCTTCTCAATCAGTTGCAAAACCTAATCCAAGGGATGACAATGGTGCTGATATGACGGTGGCGTTTGGTCGTTTTAATCCACCCACGACTGGTCATGAGAGACTTATGAATAAAGTGAAACAGGTTGCTGGTAAAGGTAACTATGAAATATACCCATCACGTTCAAATGATCCACAAAAGAATCCTCTAGATCCTGAGACAAAGATTGGATATATGCAACAGATGTTTCCACAACATGCAAAACATATTATGAACAATCCAAATGCAAGAACAATCTTTGATGCATTAAAGGGTGCGAGTGAGAGAGGTGCAAAGTCTGTCAACATTGTAGTTGGTCAGGATAGACAGAAAGAATTTGAGAATTTAGCAAACAAATATAATAATAAACTCTATAAGTTTGACCGTATCAATGTAATATCTGCTGGAGATCGTGACCCAGATGGAGAGGGTATTAGTGCCATGTCTGCGTCTAAGTTAAGAAAGGCTGCTGCGGATGATGACTTTGATACATTCAGAACTGGCATACCACAGAGTTTGAAAGATGATAAAGCAAGAGAGTTGTATGCTGCGATACAAAAAGGAATGAAGTTGCCAAATAGAAAACAACAGAATGAGACGTGGAGAATCGCTCCTAAGTTTGATTGGAAAAATCTTCGTGAAAATTATATGAATGGAAATATATTCCGTGTTGGTGATATTGTAGAGAATGATAACACTGGTCTAATTGGTCAAATTATTCGCACAGGTGCGAATTACATTATTGCAGTGACTGAGGAAAACATAATGTTCAAATCATGGATTAAGGACATTACTGAAAAGTTTACTGAAGTATCTGGTGTGCCTGCAAATCAAAGAGAAGTAGGAACAGATGCTTTGAGACAATACACTCAAAGACTTTCACATAATCCTATCATCCTTAATTTTATAAATAAATCTAGAAAGAAACGTGCAAAGAGTAATGCTTAGTCAAAAATTACAAGATGACTTGATGAGTGCATATCAACAAGTTTACGAGGCAAAGAGAGGACATGCAGCTGGTGACTCTGATGTTGAGAAACAAGCATCACAATTAGCATCTGATGTTCGATATAAAGCAAAAGGAAAAGTGAAGCCTGGTGCTTCAGAAGAAGAGAAGAAGAAAGTATTCATACAGATACTTGGTGCATCACCAGCTCCGAATGCAGTGAAAGCAATGGCGAAACAAAAACTTCTAGGTGAGGGTAAAATGCCTGAGGGTCTTAAGAAGTATCTTGAAAAGAAACAAGGAAAGAAAGATGATAAGGAGGAAGTAAAAGAGGGTAGTGCATATGGTATCACTAAGGGTGATGGTATGAGTTTTCCAGAAAGATTGAAAGCAAAGGCAAAGAAAAAGAAAGAGAAAATGAAGATGGAGGAAGAGAAGAAACCTCTTCCTAAAAAAAAGATGTATCGTAAGGCTGGTAATCTAAGTCGTGAAGCAATCAGCAAAGGACTTGATAGTAAGGAGGGTTCTAAGGCACAAGATAGGTCTTCAAAGATTGTTAGTGTTATATCCTCTGATGATGAGAGAAAAAGATTTGCTAAGATGAAGACTCCTGCTGCACAACTCAGAAATGAGGAAGTGGTTGATGAGATGATGAGAAATAAACTTACAGGATTGCCTACATTAAAACCAGAACCTAAGAAACAAAAAGAAAAACAAATTACCGATGTTCAAAGAAGACAGATGAAGGTTGAAGCAATGGATCCTGTAGGACAGGAGGATGGTGACATCAACAATGATGGTAAGAAAGACGGAACAGACAAGTATCTTATGAACAGACGTAAAGCAATCGGTAAAGCAATTGCGAAGAAACGTGGTAAGGTAAAGGAAGGTTTTTCTGCGTGGAGAATCGACCTAGATTTTAACGAACAAGTAAAAAAGTAAAAGGGGGACTGGTATCTCCCAAGTCCCCAAACTGCATAGTCATGCCTGAGAAAGATGGGGATGAAGCAAAATCAACAAAGTCTGTTGTCAACAAGAAACAGAAACAGATGATGGGTGAGGAAGGGTATGATATTGCCAGAGATATGGGGAAAGTAAGACCATCTAAGGATAAGAAAGATGCGACTACAATGCCTCCAAGTAAAGAAATGGAAAAGACAAGGAAGGTAGTTAAAGGCCCATCTGCATTTGAACGTGTGAAAGCCAAGTATGGCAAGTCTGTCATGGATGTAGGTAAAAAAAAAGTTCAAGATGAGTTTGACTTAACACAAGTCGCAGAGGCTCTTGGTGGTTATATTGTTGAAGCACCTGTTGAAGATGATAAAAAGAGTCAAAAGAGAAGAGGAAGAAAATCTCTCACTGGTAATATACCTCCAGAGGAAAGAGGTGGTGAAGTAGATAAAGATCCTGATACTGAGGTGCAAAGAAGAGAGTTATCTGCACAACAAGATGATAAAGTCAGAGGAGAAGTTTCAAAACAAGCTAAATCAGATGCTGCGGCAGATAATTTAATTAGTAAGATAAAACAGGGAAAAACTAAAGCTGGAGAGGATGCATCAAAGATAAGTTCAAGACGAGCAAAAAGAATTAAAGGTGCATCTGGTGGGAAGAAAACTGGAAGTTTAAGAAAGGGAAACTTAGAATTTCCTGGCGATAGAACTGGTGCAACACAACAAGCAAAGGCGGATATAGAGGCGAGAAAAGGTTTCAAGAGCAGTAAATCTGGTGGACTAAAAGATGATGAAAGAAATCCTTTTGTAAAAAGAAATGTCAGACAATCACGAGTAGATGACTTGGGTGGTAATATTTTTGATGCACCAAAAGTTACTAATAAGGATTTTTCAAAATCTATTAAAGATGTAGGGAAAGCAGGGAAAGGATTTATTGGCCCAAGAGAAACACAAGCACAAGTTGATAAACGATTAGGTAAAGTTGAAGATCCGTTTAAAACATCTACTACAAAAACTGGTTCTCTCGCAAAGAATTTCAAGTTTCAACCACAAGATGTATCAACACAACAAGCTGCAGATAAAGTAGAAACAGGACTCAAAGATTTTAAAAAAACATATTCACAATTTAGTAGAGAATTACAAGACTATAGAGATAGGGATGTCCCTGGCGGCCCTAGAAAAACAAAAAGAGATAGACCTGATATAACAGGTGCTGGTGGTCGTAACAGACCAAGAGTCACAGGTGATGTTAGTGGACAATCAAGACAAGATGTTGGAATGGCACCAGAGGATTCACCAAAACCATTAAAGAAAGTTGATCTACCAAAACCAGTAAAGAAAGGTGGTGCCCTTATAAAGAAAGGTGGTGATATTGTAACAACAGGGAAAGGTGGTGATCTCGTTCCAACAGTTGATGCTGTACCTGTAAAACAAAGTTTAGTTTCAAAGGTAGCTAAATTCTCTAAAGATAATCCCGCTGCTGCAATCGCTGGTTATGATATTGGAAAAGGAATCCTATCAAAAATTATGAAGTTAAGAGCGCCATCAGTCAGAGGTGGTAAAGCAGGGTTTAGATCAGCTGGAAGTTACACAGCAACATAAGTCGCATATATAGTATTAGTGTATTTTACAGAAAAATGTTGTCATTTTTATTACCTTTCGCATCAAAGATTGTTTCTGATGCAGTGAAAAAGATTCCCGATGATGCAGAATTGGGAGAAAAACTAGTTGAAATTTGTCTAGTAGTATTAGAGAAAGCAGTCAAGTTGACTAAAACAACTGCTGATGATAAACTACTTGAGGCTGTTAAAGAAGCACTAGTAACCAGAGATTAGTTTTTATAAATATCTCTAGAAATAGAAATTTACAGGGAAAAGAAGATGCCTTTATGGGGAGC